TGTTAGAAAATGGCGCGTTGAAATAACCGCTCCACTTGGCAACGGCGACCCAACGATGGCAATGGTTGAATCCCAAAATGTCATGCAGCTACGCCCGCTTGCCGACCCGTCATCGCAGCAGGAGATGACTCACGATGCCGCCGTGTCCATGATCGGAACGGCACGTGCCCGCCGTTGGTTCAAATCGGACAAGAAATCCATTTCCACTGCCGCCAGCGCCGCCGCCGCTGCGTTCCCGTCCTTGATGTTGGGAATGCCATACATCGTTACCGAAGGATTGAATCCCATTGAACAGATTCAAACCCTGTTGGAACTGGCCGTCCGCAAGGTGGCCATGATTGAACAGACAACCAAAATTCCCAAACCCGAAGAACTTATCGGCCTGCAAAACACTGCCGCCACCATCGAGAAACTGGTGCAGGGAATGCAGGGCGACCCCGGCAACGAGCCGAAGATGAAGGAATTTGCCAAGGCGTTGAACCAGTTGAACAACGAAATCAAAAAGTTGCAGCAGCATCTTCAAATGGAGATGCAGAAACAGCAGCAGCAAAATGGCAATGGCAAGATTCAACAGGTTATGGCAGAAACACAGGCCAAGATTGCTGGCAAGACCGCCGAGACGCAGCAGAAATTGAAGGCGAAGGAACTGGCCGAACGCCAAAAACGGGCGCACAAGGACGCCGCGTTCGTCGGCGATGAACGGCGCAAGAACGCACAGGCCGTGGCGGAAACTTTTCGCGGGTCACTGACCAGTTTAAACAAAAACACGGATGAATAATCCGCCGCCATTTCAACACACAAGACCAGTTCCGACCATGATTCGCAATGCCGGGATGGAACTGGAAAGATTGAAACTCAAAAAACCAAAACGCGAACCGAAACGAACAAGGAAAACTCTGCCATGAACACACCACAACAAATCATTGAAAGCCTGAAGGAAAAAATCTTCTGTCGTCTGATGTCCAGCCCCATTAGTGGTGTGGGCGTTTTCTCCATTAAAAAGATTCCCAAGGAAATCAACCCGTTTCCTGAAACCCGGCCAACGCAATTTTTCGGGGTGTTGGCGGATTTAATTCACAACGACCATGATATTCCCGACACGGTTAAGAAGCTGGTTGTTGACATGTGCCCGGAGGAAGATGGTTCTTTCTGGTTCCCGGATTACTCACTCAACGAGCTTGGCATCGGTTATTTTATCAATCATTCCAAAACTCCAAATCTGCGCGAGGAAGATGGTGACTTTTTCGCGTTGCGCGACATCGAACCCGGCGAAGAAATGACAGTGGATTATTCTACTTATGGCGCGCTTAATCTGTGAAAAAATATCTGTCAGCAATCCTCTACGCCATCCAAATCCCAGTGAGTGTTTGGGCTGGCATAGAACTCGACCACAAGGCGTGGATGCTTGGCGGGTCATTGATTGCTGCGATGATGATTGTTGAATGCGCGGCTGTATTGTTGTTTCTGGACGGACAAGCGGACGATATTGAACGGAGAATAAAAAATTGAGCGAGGACTTTTCAAAGAGGTGCTTTTGTATCTGTGACGTTGGCGGGCTGTTCGTGGGCCTTGCCCGTCGTCTAGCCGAAAGTGGAGCAAGGGTTTTATATCACACACCGGAGGACAAGCGACATCTCATCAATGACGCCGTGATTGGCGCGGGACTTCCCGACGTTGAGCATTGCGAAGATTTCTGGCTGGTTAAAAACGAAATTGATTGCTTCGTTTTTCCAGATGTTGGACTTGAAGGCGAGCAACAGGAACTCCGGTCACAAGGGTTCGCAGTATGGGGAGCAGGCAAGGCGATGGCACTTGAACTCGACCGGCTTTTCTTTCTGCAAAAACTTGAGGAACTCGACTTAGATGTTCCGCCCTATGAAGTGATACACGGACTGGAAAATCTTGCCGCATTTTTGAAGGACAAAGAGGACATTTGGATCAAGGTTTCAAAATGGCGAGGCTCATGGGAAACTTTTCACTGGCGCAGTTGGAAGCAGGACGCGCACAACATTGATTTTTGGCGGTTCAAGTTCGGCGGCATCAAAAACCACATCATTTTTTTATGTTTCCCAAAGATTGAAACTGATTTGGAAATTGGCGCGGACACTTACTGCGTCAACGGCAAGTGGCCATCAATGATACTGCATGGTTTGGAGGCGAAAGACGCCGCTTACTTTTCCGCCGTCACGCCGCGCAAGGAAATGCCGGAACAACTGTTGCCCATCATGGACGCTTTTTCTCCGTATCTGAAAGAAACCGGGTGCTGTTCTCAATGGAGCATGGAAACGCGGGTGAAAGACGACGCAAGTTTCTTCATTGACGCCACCATGCGCGGGGGGTTGCCGTCCACCGCGTCCTTCCTCAAGGCGAAAAACACGCCGGAAGTCATTTTTTACGGCGCGCACGGGGAGCTTTGCGAGATTGATTATGGTTTCAAGTTTTCCGCCGAGTGCATGGTGAAAATCAGCGGCCAGCAGGGAGCATGGGATACGGTTGACCTTCCAAAAGAGGTCAAAGAAAACCTGATGCTGGCGGATTATTGCGAAGTAAAAGGACAAGTCTGGTTCCCCGCCGACGAGGAAGGCAGCATTTCCGAAATCGGCTGGCTCCGGGCAACCGGCGACACGCCAACCGAGGCTGCCGAAAGGATGAATTTTTTGGCAGATCAACTACCCGACGGCGCGGACGCCAATGTTGAAGCTCTGGCAGATATAATCCGTGAAATTGAATCCGAAGGCGAGCAAGGCATTAAGTTCACTGAACAGCCCATGCCAGAGCCGGAGGTTGTCTTGGCAGAATCTTAACCGTAGTTTCGCAATTGCCAGCATGTCGGCTTACCATCCATAATTGCCCGCCGCACTTCCTCCCGTTGATACGCACGAATATGGGTGAACGGAACGTGGATTTTTAGAACGAGCGGGCATCGGCAAAGCTGGCAGGTGTGCAATTCCGCCTCTTTCAACACGCTCAACCGGGCTTTCATTTTCGCTTCCAGATGCCTTTTAAGCACTCCGGAGGTGAATTGGGTGTAACCGGCCCCATGCTGGTTAAAAACGCAATGGCGGCATTGCAGCGCACGTTTATCCGCCACCTGTGGACTGACTGGCCTACCACCTTCTCCGAGCCATTCCTTCATCGTAGCCCGGAACGACCGAAAATCGCGCCAGAGTTGAAGTGGGTTCATATGAATTTTCTAACCTGTTTCAATCCTTCAATGTAACCCTCCTTAAAATCTCTAGACTCAATCTGAAAACTTCGACCGCTACAATTTTCAAGATGTCTTTCCGATTTGATTATCGCCGCATCGAGCCTTTTTATTAAATCGCGCAAGGATTTGACTTTGGATTTCATAAAATTAAATTCGGCGAGTCGTTCCAATTAGACCTTAGCAAGGTCCCGGCAATCGGTCAGAGGTCGTCACGCACATCGGAACTAAGGAGCCTCGCCGTGCCCCTCTAAATGAATCCGCCGATTCGCGCCGGTAAATTTTGTTGAATCATTGTTGTTTCCAAGTTTTTTCGGCAGCATTTGGCCTAAAACCAAATTTTCTGCCCATTGGTTGTTTGGGCGTCGAAAGCGCCCTTTCCTCAGACCACCCGCCGCGCTTGATTCGGAAATAAACAAGCAGATATGTCAATCCAGCAGCCTTCGCTCTCTGCCTCAAGCTGTTCGGGTTGGGTGGAACTCCAGTCTTGCGGCGATTCTGTGCCTGTTCTTTCATCGTCGCCCACCGGCAATTCCCCGGCTCATAATTCCCACAATTGTTTATCCGGTCAAGCGTCAATCCATTCGGCTCACCCATGTCGGCATAAAAATTCTTGAACCCATTCCTTCCAATCCACCGTTCGCATACCTTGATTCCGCGACCGCCATAGTATTTCCAAATGTGACTGTTCGGATTCATGCACCGACTTTTCATGCCACTCCACCGACGATACGCGGCGGAATCATTCCGCACAGGATTTTTGAACGTCCCAACTGGACGACCGGGATTGCTCATGCCACTGAATATAATATAACCACACATGAAGTCAACAATTAAATTCACATTTGACAAGAGAAATCTTCCGTGCGATTTGTCTTGCGTGATTGAATCCGGTCAATTAAATATCGTTTTGCCGTTCGTGGAGGGGCAACCCTCAAAGGCCGCCGAATCCTTTTCACACACGAACGGCGTTCTTTTTGTCATCGGGGGAACCCGCCAGCACGGGAACCCGCTGCATTGTGGTCGCCATGCCCGCTCATGGCTAAGGACAGCCCAATCCGCTCACCCTGAATCCGCCCCCCTCCGAACTCACCAGAAAGAACTGAATTCCGCTGCTCCCGAACATCCCTTTGCGTGGGGTGTGTGAGTCGAAGGCTGGCAGCATCCCGAAGCGGACAACTCTCCGCACGGCGTCTGTGACCCTCTCGGTCTATTAAGGGCGTACTTTGCACAAATCCAAACCCCAATCCGAATCAGAGCAGAACCATTTCAAAAATAAGAGCTTGGTTACGGCATGGGAGTCCCACTCAAGTGGGCCAATAGCAAAAGCCCCTCCCCTGGCAGGTAGTCCCACCCCCTCCCTAGCCATGAAAGTAATTCTTTTTAGACCACACAAGAGTTAAAGCTTACACCATTCAATTATGGTTTAACAAGTGCTGAAGTCTTTAGTTGAATGCATCGTTGTATCAATGACTTACGCATACTTGTGTGTTATACGCAATGCAGGCATGATGCTGATGCCACAATTGTCTATTAGTGGTATGGTTTTTGTTCCAAGTAAACAGCAGCAAGGCGCAGCAATTGTGGTGTGTCTCTGAAATGTCCAAGCCCCGAATTGCAGTTCTGACAGAGCAGTCCTCGCACAATGTTTGTTTCATGGCAATGGTCAATGAACAGCTTTAACCGCTTGCCAGACGGCGGCCTTCCACAGATTGAACAAAGGCCATGCTGTTTCTCAACCAAGGCCATGTAAACGTCGTGGGAAATCCCATAACGGGTAATCAGCGCGGCCTTTCGATGAGCTTCCCGTTTAGACTCAGACCACGCAACAGCCTTTGCTTTCCAATTACCTTTCATCTATTGAATAATTTACGCCAAAAGCCCATAAAGTCAAACAGGCGGCTGACTCGGCGCAGGACTGGGCGCTTGTGGTGCTGGCTCTACGCTGGGCGCTGTGCGGCGTTGGCCAGATCGTTGCGGCTTGGATACGCCAGCCCTGGGCCAAACTAGATTCCAGAGCGTATCGAGTGCAGCAACCAGCTTTACACGCAGGACATCATCATCGCAATCATTGAGCCTATCGAGTGTAGAATCAATCTGGGTTAAAACCCTACGCTGTCTTGCTTCAACCATGTCTTGAACTGGGGATTGCTTTGCTCTGGCTTCGGCTTCAGCTTTACGCAAGGCGTCAAGTTCATCCCTTCTGCGGCGTCTGGCTTCGCCGGATTTGATTCCGTTGAGTCTTGCGGCTTCGGGTGTAAAGGGTGGGGCAAGCATGGCGCAAACTACGCTTTGGCTGTCTGTCTGTCAACTCAGACTGTCAGTATATGCTCAGTCTATACACCTTGGGTTGAGTGTTTGGGGTGACAAAATCCGCATGTTTTCAGGTGTCTATACAGTATAGCGACCGCAAGTGATTGGTGGATAGAGAGAAACATTATGCGAAATAAGTTGCCAACCGGCTTTGCATGTGAGATTGTATTGACAGTAACAGTAAACCAACAACAAAAAGCGAATCAAAATGAAAACACAGTTTATTAAAATGTCAGGCGTTCAAAATGGAATTGATTTTGACGCGCACTATCAAGTCAAAGGCTATCGCGGCATTGCCTTTTATCTGCTCGGCCATGAGGCGGAGAACCAGCCTTTAATGTGCTATTCGACCGACGGCGACGGAAACGAAATTGAGATTGAATCTGGCGATTATGGGTTGGAAGCCACGGAAAGAATCGTGGCGGTCATGGTCGGTGACGATCACCGCCATGTGATTGACGCGGATGATTTGATTGTATTGCCCGAAGATGGATACTGCCGCGAATGCGGGCAAGTCGGATGTTGCCACAATGTCTATTCGGAAATCCCTTTGCCGGTTGCTTGATTCGCTCCGGTTGCGCCGGGGTGACCAAGGCGCATAATTTAACCAACAAACAACACAGACAAAAATATGAAAACCGAAACCAACGACGGACTCTTGAGGCTGGAATACGAAGTGGCTGGCGTGACCGAAAAAACTCTCATGTTTGGGCTGTGCTACCTCCCGCCGAGTGCGCAGCGCCGCCACAACCGCAACGGCGTCCCTCTGGCCAAACAAATACAGAGTCAAAGCACTCCGGGCTTTTGCAAACACGAACCGCTCTTCGCAACTCGCGAGGAAGCTCAGTCCCGCTGCGACGCCCGCAACGCCGCCGAATTTTCGGGCGAAAAATACCTGCATGTAATCGAACGCTGGGCCGTCCCGGTTGTGGAGCGGAAACCGTTCGTGCCGTCATGCCGCGACGATCTCGACTCAAAAGAACGCGGCTACCACGACGTGGCCGTCCATGAAGCATATCGGGACTTTGGGGGCGGCGACCTCGACGCCGAACTCGAAAACATAAACCGCGACTTCTTCGGAAAATGAACCCCGCCGCACAACAACCCGGACGCCTCGGCGGTCTGGCCAAATCAGCGGCCAAGACTGCCGCAGTGTGTGAAAACGCAAAACCCGGCGGCTGGCCAAAAGGAAAGCCGCGAAAACCCAAGCGCCTCCGCAGGCGTGCTAGCTGGTCTAAACTCGCGGCCAGTGCCTTGCGGGGCATTGGGCGCGGAATTAACCGCAAATGAGTTTGACAAAAACCGAATAAGGTCTATGTTTGTTTCATGCAACAGTCTGAAATCAATCTGTCTTGGCTCGCTGGCCATCCGGCCATTTCGCGTTCATCGCGGGACTGTTGCAGGGCGAGCCGAGACGCTTCTAAAAACTGCAACCATGAAAATAATTACGCTTTCCGATGGTAGCCAAACTCAAGTTGATGATTTAGACTTTGCTCCGCTTTCGATTTTCACTTGGCAAAACCATAAAGGATATGCAGCTAGGCGAGTTGGAAGCGCCCGCCAACATTCAACCCAGTGGGTTTTTATGGCCTCACAAATCATTCACCCCCCAAAGGGATTAGAGGCGGATCACCGGGACGGAAACAAGCTAAACAATCTTCGCAGCAATCTGAGGCCCGCGACTCATTCGCAAAACAATATCAATGTCGCCAGAAAAAACCTGACCGGCTATCGGGGCGTCAGGCTGCAAAGAAGCGGCAAATTCGCGGCCCAAATTCGCTTGAATGGCAGGGTGCGTCATTTAGGAACGTTCCAAAGGGCGGACATTGCCGCCTCTGCTTACGATGAGTCAGCGATAAGGCATCATGGAGAATTCGCCATGCTCAATTTCCCCAATAGTAAACAACCAAACGCCCGGAGCCAGGGCGATTAAAGTCGGCGAATGAACAAATGAAAACCATAACCATGAAACAGTTAGTTGAAAACTCAAACATTCCCGCCCGCCTTGTGCGCGCCGTCATCCGCCAAATGGGCGGTTGGGAATCGTTCAAACAGTCCGCGCCGGACATTTGCCGGGGCGGAATTGATGGAGGCTTTCACGGCTTCATTTACAACGCGGACACGGAGCCTTTCGCCAAACGTAATCGCAAAGACATTGCGGCAATGGCATCAAACCAAGCCGAAGAACTCGGCGAAGATACGATCACCATGATTCAGGGATTCGGTTGCTTTCGCAACGGCACAAAGCCGACAAGCGCCGAAGTCGGTGAAGCGCTTTACGCCGGTTGGCAAGGCGAAGATTCCGCCCCTGTTTTGAACGCGCTGGCGTGGTATGCTGGTGAAGAAGTCAGCCGCGCCTATTGTGACCAAACTGGCGAAAACGACTAACCCCCACTCGCCGCCCTAACTGGCGGCAACTCAAATAAAAGTGATGAACCAAGAAACACGAAACTACCTATCCGAGATCGGACGCAAAGGCGGCCAAGCCAAAAGCCCGGCCAAGACCGCAGCGGCTCGAAAGGCTAATGCCGCACGGTGGCAGGGTCACACGCCTAAAACGCGCCCAGCAAAGCCACAGACGCATGAAATGGCATCGGGATAGACCGTCCATCCACCACACAGGCCCGTTTCAAGCCTTAAATGACTTGAGGCGGGCTTTTCGCTGTCGGATGGTCCAGGATACCCCAGAACGCCCGAAATGGAGCCGGAGCGCGTGACGGTGGATTTTAAGACCGCTTGGCAACAGGCCAAGAGCGCCCCGGCTTTAAGTGTTACGATATTCGCCTTCCCTGTTCATCGTATTTACGCTTTGGGAATGCAAAGTCATTTTGGACGGTTCCGACGAATATGAAGCGCGAGCCGAGTTTTCTGCTGGCTTTCCACGCTGCTTTTTCTTCGGCTGTTGATAGTGCCTGTGTTCTTTTCGTTGCAGGAAACGCCTATTGGACGCCTCCATCGAGTCCGGGAGCGCCACTTACGGCGTTCCTGAACTCTGCGTTAGTCTGCTCGCCCATGTTTTATGAGATAGTTCAGGTCAATCATACACTCTTGAACTCCATCGGCTTTGTTGGCTCTGGCTTCCTTGCACACTCGGTCATTTATGGCCCAGTTCTTGCCGTTGTTGAGGTCTTCGATTCGCTTCTTCCACCACCGCCGCAGGCTAACAAGCGTGCCGGAGCCAACGCGGGTTACGGGTTTTCGTTTGGTTTTTTTCGATTTGGTTGGTTTCATAAAATTTGCGCGTGGCTCATCACGCGGCGTTGGCGAATTTAACGCTTCGTACTTAGGGCATTCGGTTTCCTCGCCACCGCAGCCGCGAATACAATGCCGCCAAGCGTGGTATTTGATTTCACCACTTTCGAGATGCTTGCAGTTGTGGCAAAGTCCTTTTCCCCATTCGCGCAAGGCGGCAAGTTTGACGGCAGCTTCACGTTTTTTGACGGCGGCTTTCCAGTCAGCGGGCCACGCATCGTTCCATTGAAAGCAATCCATCCCTTCATGTCTCCAAGACGATTTGAAACATTTGGGACATTCAGCCGAGACCGAGACACACCCAGCTTTGTAGCACATCGGTTCCAGTATTAGTGTGGTCGCCGCCTTGTCCCACGCTTCATTCTCCATTGGGTGGTCGCAGTGCGGGCAGTGTTTGAAGTCGGCGCGGTGTGTGGCTTGTCCGTCATTTCCGGTCGTGAGGATTCGCCGAACAAGCGGCTGCTGCGAACAGCCGTTGGGCGTCTTGGTTTTTCGCTTCGGATTCAGGTCATTCATACGTCGCTGGTCGGCTGTCGTAGAGCCGCGTCGTTCGGCATACCGGGCGGACGGCCTTCTACCACTTTTATGTCGGACATTTTCACGCGCTCGACTCGTTCACCGCATTTCTTGCATCGTGCCCACTTCTTGCTCGTTACCCGCGTTCCGTAGTCACACTTCGGGCACATCGCGCCACTTGCCATTAGCAGCCCGAAGACGAGGTTTATTCCGTCCTTGTGCGCCAGTGGCCGGTATGCCGAACCGGTCGCCGGAGCCAATGACGGTTCGGCGTCCAGTTTGAAATCGAATGGTGGTTTATCCGTCATGGTTCAGCTTGGTGTTCAGCGGATTCCGTTTGTTTCACCCATTGCCCTCCACACTACATAGAGATTGCTGTTTGTCCGGCACTGGACCAGTTCAAACACTTGGCCGGATTTATCTTGCGCGTAGAAATCTTCGTGACCGTCCCGGTTGCACCAGATGTTACCATCCCACGATGTAGCTGGTTCTGACCCGAATCGGCCAGTATTTGATATGGAGTCTTTTGGCTTTTGCGGTTGGTCGCAGCCGCTGAACAAGCCGATGCAGGCGATAGCGAGTAGCCCCATCGGCACCGCGACGGCGGGAGTTCCTTCAGATTGGTTCGATTTTTTCCGCATATTACGTTTTGGGATTTGCGCCGGCGCGGGATAGCTCCGCGTTAGATGGCTTTCACGGCGAGATAGACGATGAGCCACATGAGGCCGATGAACATTTCCACCATTAGAAACGCACCGCGTATCATTATCACTATTAACAGAGCGGCCTTTAGCCAGTCAGGTTGGCTGTCCACGAGTGCGGCCAGCCATCTAACACCGCGCCGCACCGCAACAGCCGGCGTCCCAGCACGTTCAATCGTTTTGGATTCATTTTTGTTGGTCACGGTGTAATTCCTTCATTTTCATCGGCTGGCGTCGGGGCGGGTTGTGGAATGGTGATTCGTTTCGGCGGGCCACCGTTAATTTCGCAGAGGCGTTTCTTGCCAGTCTCAAATGAATCCATGAAGTCACCAAGCGCTTGCTCCAAAGTTTCTTGGATTTCATCATTCCATTTGACTTCAATCAGCAATGGAGGCAAGTGGCGGCGGAATGAATAGAAATTCCACGTCTTGCGCTTGGTGACATACATGGAACCATGAACCTGGGCCAGATAATCCTTAGGCACTCCACCGGCCAGCAGGTAGCGAACATGGGTTTCAATGCGTGGACATTTAATTTCTATACCCGAATCCGGTTCAAGCAAACCATCCGGCGAACAGCCAATCAGACAGTCGTCCGTCGTCACAAATCCTACATTGGTTATTTGCTTTCCGGTTTCCAATGTGAAAGTCGGCTTGGCGCTTTCCTCAAGGAGCTGGCCTTGCTCCATATCAAACGTATTGTATTCAAGCAGCGGGCCTCCCTGCCACCACTCGGCCAGCTTCTTTGCAAGGTAGGTTTTGGGCATTTCTCCCGTCCTAATTTTAAATTCAGGGGTGACAAGGCAATCGAATTCACTGGCGGTGGGCAAGCCACATCTTGCTAACTGCCACTCTAACGATCCCTGCTCACAGTTTATTATTTTCATTGCCCCGCCCTTTCCTTCCGGGACAGAAGTTCATCAAGGTCGCTGTATTTGTTCGCCGGGATATTTCGGAACGAATCCGCCTTGGCATATTTCAGCAGAGCGGGAATGTCGGCATTGACCATCTGCGCCCGCCGCTCAATTTCTTCCGCTTGTGCCAGTGTCACTCTGGCGTTCGGGTCGCCTTCCATTCCTGCGTCATCCTCATTGTTCAAGCAGTCCTGACGGATAACAATGTTTAAGGCGTTGCACAGCGCGTTACGCTTCGCCGTGGTGCTGGCCTTGCAATCGGCTTGGGTGTCGCTGTCGGCCTTGCCAGAGCGCACGGCGAACGAATTTGATTGGCTGTGACCGCCGACGTGCCTTAGAATGCAGTTTTCTAGGATTCGGTTTTCCTTGAAGTCTTGCGAGAATGAAACTGAGAATCCGTTGTCGGCCAGCGGTTTTGCAATCACCGCCATTACGTCCTCGAACCGCTCATATTTTCCACGATTCTGGATGATGGTCTTGGCGGTGATCGTCGGGAGTTCGGTTTGAAGTTTGGCAAACGCAGCGTTGAACTGCCGAATTGCGTTCCTGTCCTCCATGTGCTCCGATAGCACAACGAGTTCCTTGAAGGCCGCGACGTTCTCTTGCGTCACTCCCCGGTCAATCATCGTTGCCATCATTTCGGCTGGCGTTGGGGCAATTCTGCTAATCGCTCCCGGTTTGTCAGCCACAATTAGTTCCTGCGTGTTGTTTTTCATAGATTAGTAATCCGCTAGTTTTGAGCCGAACCGCAGCCGCCCATAATTCTTAAACGGTCGCCCGACCATAAATGGCCGCTTTGATTTGGCCCGCCGCGCAACAAGTTCCTCCATTGTGGAGGTCATGGTTCTTTGTCCGCCCAAACCCCATTTAAGGGACGATTTTCTTTCTGCGTGTTCTGCTTTTTTCATAAATTTAGTCCCGCGCCGTCTCGCTGCATTCCAATCCGAACTTCGGTGGAGCATGCAATTTGCGCTCCGGCGCGGAAGATAGTCGGGTAATCTGGTCAAGATGCCATTGGTTAAAAAATAGGTGCTTGTTCATCGCTGCGTATTCTCCAAATGACCTATGTTGCGCCGCTTCGCCGCCGTGATGCGCTGCCCGCCGCCTGTGCCACCAGATAAATAGCTTGGTCATAAATTCATCCCACGAACATCACCACGGCTAAAACGTACATCGCTACGGCCAGAATCACGCAGCCCAGGATTTGTTTAAGGGTTGAGGGCATATTGGTTTGCTGTCAGGAAATTCGGGTGACTTGAAAGTGGCCGATTTTGAATTTTAATTCATCGGCTGAAATCTTGATGCCTAATTGAGCCGCCGCCGCATACATGGCCGCACGCTTGTCAATTTTGACTGAATGCGCCAGCGAATCTCCTTTGCCGAGCGGTTTCAATTCGGCTTTCGCCTTGTCCAGTTGTGTCATTGGTTTTCTCATGCGCTTGAAGTTTCTCATGTCTGGTTCGTTCTGTCAACAGGAAAAAGATTATTTTTTTGTTGCGCCGTAAGCTCCTGTCTGATACCTTATTAAACATGGATAATGAATGCTTCGATACTGGCGGCGGTTTTGTTTACGTCTTTTTTTGTGAGGGTTTCTATAAAATTGGCGTGGCCACAAATGTTGGAGTTCGCCTTTCTACAATTAAGACTGGAAATCCGTTTACCATAAAACTGCTAATTAAAAGATGGTTTCTTTGTCCCTATGATCAAGAATTAAATCTGCATGGGATTTTATCGGATTTTAGACATCGTGGAGAATGGTTCCGCTTGTCTAATGATGCTGCGCGTAATTTGATGAAAGAAATGAGGCGCACCGATGTAATCGGGCCGAGAGAAATCC